CCTCGAGCCAGCCGGCATGCGAGGCCATGGTGTCGGCAGCCGCAACCCCGGTGTAGGAGACCGACGAGATCAGGCCCATGAACGGCCCGACCACGGTATAGGCCGAACCGGCCAGGAAGCTATCCAGCGCCAGGTTCTTGCCGACCGTCGCGACTACGTTGTCGATGACCTCGCGCCATTTCAGCTTGCCCTGGGCGTCGAGACATTCGATCTCGTAGCGGCCGCGCGCCTCCGCATGCTCGCCTATTCCGGAGCTACGAATCACGGTCGCGTCGTTGCAGTCGCGCGCCTCGGCGCGTTCCTCAGTCATTTTGGATTCTCCTTATGACTACTCATGGCGGCCAATTGCCGAACCCGGATGGTGCAGCATTGGCGAAGCTCGTGCCACCGAAATTGGCAGTGTACGCATCGTTGATCGCGGTGCCGCCGCCGACAAAACATACACAGGGAGCGATCGCAGCCGCAGGAACTGTGAAGCCGCCCGTTGCCGTTGCTGGATTAGCGGTACCGCTGTTATTCCAATTGCCACCATTTCTGCGGCACCAGACCAGATGTGCAGTAAGATCGACCGCGATTCCCAAGATATCATTGGGAGCAAACGCGCCGATGTTCGCCAGCGCCGCGCCGCCGTTAATGGTAATCCCACCGCCTCTTGCCACCACCACGGAGTTGGTGCCGCTGAGTACGAAGTTATTATAAGTAATGCCCGACGATGCGAGCCCCATGGCGTCAAACGAACCATGCCCGGCAATAAGCTGAATTTCAAAATAAAACTTTCCGGCGCTTATCACCGGCAGGACACGGGCGCCAGAGTTGGCGTTGGCGGTGGTATGCGTCGCCGTCAGATTGCCATTCGACAATGCGGTGTCGACCGCCGTTGCAGCATCGAATATGGCACTGACCACCGCCTTGCTGGCGTCGGGCAGATCCGTTGCAGTTGTCGCTTCAGCGACCGTAACGGCGTAAGTGCCTGGAACATTGGCGTCGAGGATCGTGTCGGCGCTGGCCGCCTCGAGCATGATCTCGCCGAGATAAGCGTCGACGGTTTCTCCGACCGAGGCCGGATCGTCGACCAGCGTGGCAAAGACCACGTTGCCGGTCCCTGGCGCATCCACCGCGGCGGCCGTCTCGGAAATGTCGGCTGCGACCGTGGCTTGCCGACGCAATTGGCTGACATGGCAAACCAGCATTTAGATTCCTAGGTGATCAGGTCAGAAGAAATCAACGGCGGTGGGTCTTGGAACGGAATGCCTTTTTCACCAGCTGGTGTAGATATGCTCTGGTTCCACGCGGCATCGATATTCTGTGTCGTAGGATCTTCATCGACCATCACCGCCCTGCCATAGACCGTGCCGGTGCCTTTCTTATCTAACCGGTAACCGTAAATGTAATATCCAGACATGTTCCGAACACTCCCACCCCCACTCGGAGAATCGAATGCGGGTCCGAGCGGATAACATTGCACCATGGTATTCGGTGGATCAGGACTTGTATCGTCTCGATGCTCGCCGTAGCGCATCTTCCATGTCATTTGCTTATCTGCATATAAATATCCGGTGGCGACTCCCCAAAGTAGTCCCGGCGGGCACATGTCAGCCGGCAGATCTCCTTCACCACCATGAGTCATCTGGAAGTGCGCTGGAATGAGCAGCTTCATACCGGCTTCGGCGCGATCAAGACTTTGATCGATATCGCCATCAATGGCGAATACATAGGCTTCCGACGAATAGCCCCAGTCCTGGTCAGGCGTTGTCGGGGCAGTCGTCGTCATGATTTCACCGACGGCCTTAGCCCTGTAGGCCGAGGCGAGAAATCCAGGCTGGAATCCAGAGCTACTATAAGAACACCGCCAGCTTCTCAAAAATTCGATCTTGGGTTTGCCGGAACTATCTTTTGTCGGTTCAAGTATCAGCGGAAATTGCTCGGCATAAACGGTTTGACCGATGAAGCACACGATGACATCAAGACTGCCCCAGTTCACGTTGATGATCCGCGTCACAATGTCCTGAGCGAACGGAGCGAACACCATCCGCCTAGATGTCCGTTCGCAAGAACGGCAGCGTCACCGATAAGCCGGATGGCACGGCGTTGTTGGATTGCGTCACCCGCAACGCATAGCGATCATTCTCGGCAAAGTCGGTCAGAATCGGAATATCGAATTCGCCTTGCTGGCCACCATCGGTATCGGTATCGCCCACGCTAAATGTAATCGTACCGATCCCGACCCCGTTCTTCTCGATCGCCAGGATGATGTCGGTGCCGGTGGTCACGCCGACGTCGAGGTAGGCGTAGGCGTGAGCATTGCCGCTGGCCAACTGCATCGAGCGGTTGGCAATGCCCTGAAACAGCAATTCGCTCGCCGTGCGCTGGACGCTGCCGGGGCAGAAAATGGCGGCGTCATAGTTCACGTCGTAAAATGGCATCCACAATTTATAGAGCGGGTTGTGATCAGTAGTGCCGTCATCGGCGTTGGGATCGAATTCTGCCGGGGCTGGCGGCGTAGTGTGGTCTACCAGCACCTGAAACAGACCATTGCCGCCGGTCAGCATATCGCCGCGCAGATAGGGCGTGGAATTGTTCCAGGCGCCCCTGTATTCGGGAATGTACACCGGCAACGGGATGACCTGGCTCGAGCCGTCGGTGAAATGAAACGTCATGCTGGAATTCGTATAGCTGACGGTGTCGATGCGCTTGCCCACGGCCAGGTCGTTTACCAAGTCGACGATGCGCTGATCGACATCCCAAAAATTGCCGTCGACCTGGGCCGCGCTGTTCGGCGTGCTAGTGCCGGCACCCCATGCGCCAGTGGTGACGTAAACGATCGTCATTGCTATTTTGCCCGCCTTACGACATCTCTGCGTATGATTTCGATATTATCGGACTCTTTGATCGGAGCATAATTATAATCGACGCTGCCGCCTTTTTGCTCCAGCGTGATCTGCTTGACGACTTCGACATCGACATAGTTGTCGCGATTGATTCCGCTGCCGCTGGCGCTTCTGCCGCTGCCGCCGCCGCTGCTGCCTTGAATCTGATAGATCCGCGCCACGTCGAACTTGCGTTGTTTTTCCTTCGCATACGTCACCGTAAACGACACGCTGTAGCTAGAGGGCAGATCGATCGTCTTGGCGCTCGAACCCCGGATGACGACGAGCCCCTGAGCCGGATCGGTTGCCGCAGGCACCACCGAAGGTCTCGGAGCCGGGCGAATGTCGGGGAAGATCACCGGCCGAACGACGACTTCAAGGCCTGCCATCAGCTTGCCTCCAGGTCATAGCCGGTCGGAATTTTCAAATCGGTGACTTGCAGTTCATAAGCGCTGGTAAAACCGGCGGTCATGCTCTTGAGCTTGAAGGTCGCGCGGGTTTCGTACTGTGCCAGCAGGTTGCGATTGTATTCTTCCCGCGCCGCGATCGCCCTGGTTATCTCGAACGGATCGACGGCGGCCGGGGCGCCGTAATAGACGTTCTCCCGCAGATTTATCGCCTGCAGGTCCAACGGATTTTCAACCACCAGCGGCTGCGCGAGGACATCCGCAGCCGACAGCGCCGACAGGAAATTAACGCCGTCGTCATTGGGCACGAAGTTGGGCGGCTGGTAGCCGACCGAACTGTCGGTCGGCGTGAACCCAACCACGCGCTCATTGAACTGCTGATAGTCGGCCCCGGCATAGGCGACGACGCAATAGGTCGGAATTCCCTCGGTCAGCACCTGCGAGCCGCCGCGACCGATGGCGCAGCCGATCCGCACCTCGCATTTGATCCGGCCATCGTTGCCGTCCAGGCCCACCGAATAGCCGATGATCTTGCCCTGTGCTTCGCCGACCCTGGGCTCGACCAAAAAGCAATTCTTGCGCAAGGTAATTTCCGGCATGCGCGACAGCTTGGGAGCAAAAGCGATTTCCACCACCCGCGCCCGCTTCATCAGATGCGCGCGCGCCAGGCAGATCAGGTGCTCGAGGCTGCGGTTGCCGCGATCGGTCGCGATATAGGATCGGCGCCGCGGATCGCCGATGATCTGGCTCAGATCGACCGAACGAACATCGTCGATCAGCAACGCCTCGCCATCCTCCGGAGCGGTCAAGATCGACTGCACGTCGGCAACCAGCGAGAAAGTAAGTTTTTCGGTGTAGGGTCGCTTGGCATCGTAGCCGGCGATCAATGTCGGCTGGAACGATTGCTTGGGCATCACTGACCTGACGCCAGTGATGCTGTCCGACCCGCTAGTGATGGCGCCGGTCGTAGAGTCGTATGTATAGTTGTGCTCTTCGGTGGAATTGATACCAGATGGAATCCACCCCTCCGGCAGCTGGCCAACCGGGCCGTTGACAAAACTATATGACTCCGTGACGGTTATCGACGTGGTGTGGCCAAGCTCGACGTGCCAGGTAACGGGCTGGGTGATGGTCGTGGTATGGACGGTGTAGTCATAGAAATCGGTTGCGGTGGAATCCGCCACCACCCAGCCGTCGCCGAGCCCGGCGCCAATGGTCGGCCAGTCGGAGGCCGTCATCGAATAGGACGATATGACGCCGTTGACGGCGCCGGGCCAATTCGATCTCAGGTAATCGGTCAGGTCGACGACGCCTTGCGCCTGTTGCGTCCAGGTGAATTCGGCTGCCACATCGACGCGCGATAACGGCCCGTTCGGCAGCGAAAGCGAAAGCCCATCATACAGCACCTTGCTGGCTTCGCTGGCGCCATCGAACACGACCAGGCCATCCTCGCCGGTGATCTCGTCCGAGACGGAAACGTGATGGGTCGACGGGTCGTAGTGCCAGATTTTGGTGTAGCCCTCGAGCACGACATCGGGATCGCTGCGGCGGGCAGGGTCGATCACCGCATCATCGTAATACGGCAAGACACGCAGGCTATCGGCTACCGCCGCCTTCTGTGCCACCACGTCGATCGGCCGCGCCACGAACTCCAACGTCACGAGCTCTTCAAATATGCTCGTCGGGATCCCAACCAGCCGGCCGCGAAACTTGAGCAGCGCCGGGCCGCAGTCGAGCGCGAACCAACACCAGATTTTGCGGCCGGGTCCGAGCAAGCCTATTCGCTCGCCGGCAGCATTTACCGGTCGGCGCACCACCGCTGTCAGGCTGGCCGGGTCGCCCTCATCCTGCTTGAGATCGAACGAAAACACCTGTTCGTCCCAGCGCAGATGCGCGGACGTGAAGGTAGTCTCGCTGGCATCGATCCAGGCGAAGTATGGCAGCCCTGCCGGCATCAGTTCATGCCCTCTGCTCGGCCTCGAGTTGCCAGGCGATCTCAGCCGCCCACTCGTCGCGCGAAGTGTTCCACGAAGTGACCTTGCATAAGATGATCAGCACATCGCCCGCCGAATTAGAGGCGCCGAGACCGGGAATACAGGTGATGGTGATATCCATGCCCGGCCACACGTCGGTGAGTTCGGGCGCCTCGTGGTCGGTACAAGTGATGGAAACCTTGTACTGTCGGAACTGGGCCACCGAGATATCGGCCAGCGCGCCGCGACAGTCGCGCGCCAGGGCGGCCGCCTGGTCGATTGGCGCCAGCGTCATGGTGATGCCGCGCACCGCCCATTGGGAAAAATCAATGCCATCGATTGCGAGCAACGTGTACGGAGGAGGCGCCATCAGCCATACCTCGACGGCTTCCGTCCGCCACTTCGGACTTGCGCCATGGCAGCGGCACGCTGCAATTGCTCGACCACGGCCGACGAGGCGCGCAAGCCGCCGATCGCAGGCATGCCGGGAAACTGGATGGTGACGTGGCTCATGCCGCCGATGCCTCCAGAAGCCATTGCGGGCATCACCAGGCCGCCGGCCGCGAACCGGCCCATACCGTCGAGCACCCGCGAGAGATCACCCCCTGACCGCCGCAGCGCCTCGAGGAACGCCAGCACGCCCGGTTGCCGCACTGCCCGCGCCGGCATGATGTGCTCGCCGCGGGAGACCCAGGCCAGGTTAGAATCGCTGGTGCCGGTGCCGCGGCCGCCGATCATGCCGCCATGGGCCATCCCCGGCGCCGCGCCTTCAGGTGTGCCGCCACCGCCGGCGGAGAACAGTTTGCTCGCCCACGCCACCGCATCCTTGAATTTGTTGATCAGCCAATCGATCTTCTGGCCAATCCAGTCGATCGCCGCGCCGCCAGTCGCCTGCCAGGCGTCCCACATCGCACCGGTGACGGTCGAGGCCAACTCGCCGATCTTGCCGACCAACCAATTGATCCCGTTGCCGATATTAGTGAAGCAGTCCAGCGCGTGCGCTTTAAGGTCGTCCCACTTTCTGACCAGTTCGAAGACGATGACGCCAGCCGCCACGATCGCGGCCGCCACCGGCCCGCTAAAGACTGCAACCAGTATTCCGAAGGCACCAGCGGCGATCGCGACGGCATTGGCGAGTGTCACAAACGCCCCTGTCATTGTCCCGATGATTGCAATCGCGGCAATGTCGAGGCCGGTGAGCTTGGTCCCGAAAACCTGGTTGATGATGTTGGCCACACCCTGCGCGGCCTCTCCCAGTCCGATGAAGGCCTTGACAATCAATTCGATCGTTCCCGGTATCTGTTTGAGGAAGCCAATCAGAGTTTTTACCCAGTTATCGTCTGGCCCCTGCTCGATCTTCCTGAATGCCGTCGTTGCTGCGTTCGAGAAGTCATTCCAGAATCCGACAAAGTCGCCGGAAAACAATTTTCCGAACGCCGCCTTGATCTGCTCCAGTTCGGCCGGGATCAGCGCCGCCGCCTTTTGCGCGCCTCCCACGATCTGGTCCCAAAACAGCAGCGCCGCCGCGCCGGCAATCAGCAGCACCGGGCCGAAGCCCGAGAACAGCGACAGCAGCAGCGTCAGCGGCGTCAGCAACAGCGAGAGGCCTTTGAGCGCCAGCGCAAAACTTGCCGCCGCGATGGCGGCCGTAATGAAGAACGCCGCCACCTGGCTTCCGGTGATGCCCTCGAAAATGCCGGCAATCCCGTCGAGGACACCAAACAATTTGCCGCCCGCCGATACCAGCACGTTCCACACTCCGGCGAGTTGCTGGCCTGTCGCCACCAGGACCTTGAACACCGTCGCCCCCGCGCTGTCCTTGAGGTTGGCGAGAAAGTCCGCACGCCCCGCCTGGTTCAGCTTGAGGAATGTCGTCAGTAGAATGCGGGCATCGTCGACCATGTCGGTCAGCCATTTTGCCCTGTCGAACGAGGATCCGGAAAACAGCGCGCCGATCTGGTCCTTCAGCGCCCGAATCGCCTTGCCGAGATCGTCCCATTGATCCGCAGCGTCCTTGGCGTCCTTGACCTGTTCGGCGGACAATTGCCGGGTCGCAATGCGCATCTGGCCCAGCGCGCCGCGCGAATCGTTCATCAAACTTATGCCGGCCGTCAATGTCGCAATGGTGTTCTTCCAGTCCTGGCCAAAGAACCTGACGCCGGCCGCTGCCTTGGCCGCGCCATCTGGCATCTTTGCGATTGCGGTGGCCAGCTTCTCCATGATGGCTGCGCTATCGCCCTTCTGGATCTCCTGCAGGGAGATGCCGAACTTGGCAAGCTCATCCGTCAATTTCTTGGTTTCTTCCGATATCTTCGTCATCTGGAAAATCGTGACCGACGCGCCATCGGCGAAGGTCTGCATCGTCTTGCCCGAGGTCTCCAGGCTCAGCTTGTTGAGGACACCGAGCAGCGGCGCCGTCGATCGGATGAAACCCTCGGCCGAGCCGCCGGCCGCCTCGATCGCCGCACGGTACTTCAGCCATTGCGGAATGGTCAGCGTCAGCTTGTCGGCCTGTCTTGAAATCTCCTGCGCGGTTTCGCCCGCTCCCGATGTCAGGCTGCGCACGACGGCATTGATGGCAACCGCGATGCCGGCGGCGGCGATCCCGAACTTGGTTGCGGCCGATAACAGCGAGGTGCCGGCTTTATCTGCCGCCGCGGCCGTCTGGTTCAGTCCGGTTACAACCTGCTCAGTGGCCTTTACGCCCGCCGTACCGAAGGCCTGCGTGTCCGTGGTGAGTTGCTTGAACTGCGGCGACAGTCTGTTGATCGCCGCCGCCAGTTGCTCGAACGCGCGCCTGACCTCGTCCTGACCGTCAAGCGTAATGCGTGTAGAGATGGTGCCAGCCATGGTCTAGCCCTTGAGCCGCTTTTCGTAGAATTCGCCGACCCGCGCGGCGGCAGCAGCGAAAATGCGCATCAGGTCCCACCGCTTCCGGATATTGACGGAGCTTATGCCGACGAACAGCGGCCCGCGCAATTTATTGGCCGCGTCGAACATCAGCGGCGGCTTGCCAGCAATATTGACCGACACCAGCTTGCGTCCGTACTGCTTCGGCGAATGCACGCCCTGCGGTAGGTTCTGTTCGATCGGCAGCCACAGCAACGGCCGGCCCTGAATCGTCATGCCGAATTCGAACACGTTCGCGAACGGAATGCGATCGAACAGCACCGCCGCCGGGTCGTCGCCCTTGTTGGGATAAAAGCTATAACTCAATGCGCGCTGCCATCGCGACGAGAACCCGGACGCGGCAATGTTGGCGCGACCCTGCTTGATCGCCAGGTCGGCGGCATCATGCACCGCGCCGACTTCCGCCGCATAGATCTTGTCCTCGATTTCCTTGATCAGCTTTTCGATCGCGCCTTCCTGTGCCGAGAACACCAGCTTCACGCATCCAACTCCTTCAGCACCTTGTCGAGCGTCTGCTTATCGCCCTGGGCGCCGACCGCCGTGATCACCAGTTGATTGGCGCGGTCGATGCGATCGAGCTTGTTAGAGAATTCGAGCCAGGCCACGATCTGGCGCGGCGTCAGCGTCATTGCATGGTCGGGCGCGAATCCGCGTCGGACGATGTCGGTAACGGCGACGGCGATTTCTTCAAGCGTATTTTGATGGTCTTTGCTCCTTCGCCCGCGCCGCCGATCAGCGCGGTCAGTTCCTCGACGAAGGAGCCGATCCCGTTTGGGAACGTGAGCCCGAAAATGGCGCGCAATAGCTTGATCTGCTGTTCGGGCAGCAGGATCGCCGCGTGCTGCTCATAGGCTTCCTCACCACCATGCCCGCAGCCGGCCGCGATGATCGGCCCGACCGCCGCGCCGCATCCCGCGATCAGCCGCGACACCATATCGCCGCTGCCATCGGCGAGCGACTTGATGGCAGGAAACCGCGAGACAATCGACGCGATCGCATCGACCGAAACGCCGCGCACCTTGATCCTGAGCTCATCGATTGTAACGATCGCAACCGCGGTCGATGGCGCAATGTCCAACAGATCGGCCATCACGCACTCACCACTTCATCGCGAACGGTCCAGATGCCGAAGCTGCCATCGGCGCCCTTTTGCACCTCGGCCGTGAGTGTCAGTTCCGTGAACTTGTCCTCGGCGGTAATGAACGAGAAGTCACCTTCCGGCACGAACGACACCGTGGCGTCGAAGTCGACCTTCTGGCCAACGTCGTTGGTACCGACCACTTTGATGTCGCCGACGAACTCGGTCTTTTTCAGACCAGCAAGCGTCACGTTGCCGTCGGTGTCGGTGCCCGACTCACCGAGCGCGAAGTAGGCAAGGTTCTCGCCGGTGATCTCGTCGAGTGTGATTTTGACCGTTGCGGAAATCTCCGTGATCGCGGTGAAGTCCTTGGTCTTGACGCCCTCCCTGCTCGAGAAGTGCTCGAGCTTGGTGACTGCGGGCGTATAGACGAACGACGGTGCGTTGCCGAGGTCGCGGTAGGTCGACTGGCCGACCTCCTTGAAGCTGAGAATTCCCTTGCCGATGTGGTAATTTTGAACATTCGGCGACGTAGGCATGGCTACTCTCCTTTTAGAGCTCGTCGGGTTTCAGGGTGTACTTGAACATGAACTGCGCCCGCAGCGCGCCGTGCATCGAACGCATCCAGCCGACGTCGGTCTGACAGCCGAGATAGCGGATGGCACCGTTGCCGAACCTGCCGGTCTTGACGATATGTTCGTTCAGCTCAGCGTCGGTCAGCACCCGCTTAATCAACTCCCGCCGCAGCGCGGTCAGTTCGCTTCCGACCTGTCCGGCGGTCTTTTCCGCAATGACGATCTCCGGCGTCATCCGCACCAGCGTCGGACGGTTGGGCGGTCGCATGCCCACGTCCTGGGCGTCGTCGGTTTCCTCGTCGGCGTCGAACACTACCGCTGCCGGCAACTGGTCCTCGGTGATGTCGACGTTGTTGCGATGGACCGAGCGCATGCCTGGGATGTCGGTGACCACCTCGAGCAACCGCGCCAGGATGTCCTCGCGGGTATCAACCACCGATCGCACTCAATTCGCTTAAGCCCGTAGTGTCAGGCAGCGGGTCGTAGATGGTGATGGATTGGATTGCCAGATGACTGAGCCCGGAATGCATACCTTCCTTGAACATGATCGCTCCGACGCCAGGCAGCGTATTTGTATTGATACAAACCGCCGATCCGTTGGCAGCAGCCTCGAATCTTGATGATGTGACCGTTGCGGCAACCCCATTTACCGCACCCATTCCAGCATTCTCTACACCATCAATCTGTACCGACGAGCCACTCCACGTACTGAGAATCAGACTTTGCTTATCAGTCCCGGTATCGACATCAATTGCGTCGCTGCCATCAACCGTCAGGTATACGAAACTAAAACCCCAAATGTAGTCATCGACATGCTTGAATACGAATTTAGTCGTCGCTTCATCTAGCAGCAAATCTCTTGCATGACCGATGAAAGCGACGATCGTGCTCGATACCAAGCCATCCACGGTAATTTCAGCCGGATCATATGCTGAAACATCCCACCCGTTTTCCGTATTCGGATCACCGCCAAGCAACGTATCTATCGACACCTCGCCATCGACTTCAGTCCA